AGTGTTAATTTTAGTAATTCACAAATGAGACAAAGAGCATTTTTTAATCAAGTATTAGGTAAAACAAAGCGTGAATTTTTTGGATTTAATGATAGAACAGAAAAGATAATTGCAAAACAATTTAATAGATTTGTTGCAAAAGAATTTAGGAAAGCAAGATTATGAGTGTAAGAGAAAACATAGCTAGTAATTTATTATCAACTATATCAGGTATATCTAGCCCAATCACAATTAAAAAAGCTACAAGACAACCTTTTTTGTTAGACGAATTATCAGAGCAACAATATCCAGCAGTAATAGTTCAAACATCAGAAGAAAACAGAGATGATTCTGAATTAGGAAGTGGTGCAAAAACAAGGCATGGTACAATAGACTTTGTTGTACTAGGTTTTGTAAAAGGTGCAGAATCTAATATAGATACATTGAGAAACCAATTAATAACTGCTATTGAAACAGAATTAGAATCTGATATTACTCGAAGTGGAAACGCTTTAGATACAGAGGTCGTTCAAGTAGAAACTGACGAGGGTTCATTATTTCCTGTAGGTGGTATAAGAATGACTATTAGATGTATGTATGAGTATCAAGCTGGAACACCATAGGAGATAAAATGAAAAACGATAAATTATTAGATAAGATAGCAAAAAAAATAGATCAAATAGAAAAGATGCACGATAAAGAATCTATGCTTTGTGAAGAAGTTAAAGATTTAATCGAAGAAATTAGAGAAAATTCTTTAGAAGACGAAGATCATACTTGGGAAGAAGAAGATTTAGACGAAGATGATTTTGAAGAAGATGAAGAAGATATTGACGAAGAAGAAGATAAATAGTAAAAAGCGTTATGGCTAAAGATATTAAATTATACAAGAATGGTTATGAAGTAATTATTAATCAAGACCAACTTGATAATTTTTTAAAACTTGGTTATAAGCAAGAAAAAGAAAATAAACCAAAATCTAACAAGGATAAGAAAACATGGCAACACATCACGGAAAAGAAGGAGTCGTAACTGCTGGTGGAACTGCTGTTGGGGAACTAACAGGATTCACACTTGAAACTACAGGAGATGTTGTAGAAGATACAGCTTTAACTGATTCAACTAAATCATTTTTAGCTGGCAGAACTTCTTTCTCTGGTACTTTAGAAATGCACTATGATGAAACTGATGCCCAACAAGAAACATTAACTGCTGGTTCTTCTATCTCATTTGTTTTATTGCCTGAGGGTAATGATACAGGAGATCAAAGTTTTACAGGCACAGGCATTGTAACAGGAATGTCAGTTAATAATGCTATGGACGCAGTTGTATCAAGAAGTGTTACATTTCAAGGCACAGGGGCATTAACTAAAGGTACTGTATAATCCTAATTTATGTCAGTTATTGATAGAGTCAAATCTCATTTTGAAACTCTTAAAACTATTACTATTGAAGTTGAGGAGTGGAAAGACGAGCATGGGAATCCTAGTGTCTTTTATTCTGAGCCATTAACCCTTGAAGAAAAAAATATAATTTTCAAAAAGTCTAACAACTTTCAAGATTTAACTATTCTTGTTGATTTGCTTATAATGAAACTCCAAGTCAAAAATGACAAAGGAGAAATGGTCAAAGCATTTAGCCCTGAAGATAAGTTTGCTTTAAGAAAGAAAGCAGATTCAAATGTTATATCTATTATCGCAAATAAAATACTTTTAGATACTAATTACGAGGAAGCCGAAAAAAAGTAGATAGCGACCCTGAGATTAGGTCGCTTTTAGTGATAGCAGAAAGACTACATCTTACTATCCAACAAGTTCTTGATATGCCTGTTAGCCATTATAATCTTTGGTTAGCCTACTTGAAAAAAGAGTCAGATCAGTATAAAACCAAACAACAACTAGCTGAAGCAAGAAAGTTTAAAACATAATGGCCAACCAAAAATTACAGATAGATATAATAGCACGAGATAAGTCAAAACAGGCTTTAGGTGCAGTTCAAAAAACACTAGGAAGATTAAGACAATCTGTATTTAATTTGCAAAATGCCTTTATTGGTTTAGGTGCTGGACTCGTTGTTAGAAATTTAGTCAATACAGGAAAAAACTTAGAAAATTTAAGAGTAAGATTAAAATTCTTACTTAAAGACACAAACGAGGGTGCTAAAGCCTTTGAGAATATGACTAAGTTTGCGGCTAAAGTTCCTTTTTCATTAGAGGAAATTCAATCTGGTGCTGGTATTCTTGCAACAGTTACAGATAACGCTGATGATCTTAACAAAATGTTAAAGATTACAGGAAACGTAGCGGCAACAACAGGATTAGATTTTAGAACTGCGGCAGAACAAATACAAAGATCATTTAGTGCTGGTATCGGTGCGGCAGACTTATTTAGAGAAAAAGGTGTTAGAAATATGCTTGGATTCCAAGCTGGTGCAACAGTTTCTATTGAAGAAACAGTTAAAGCATTTGAAAGAGTATTTGGAGAGGGTGGTAGATTTGGAAGATCAACTGACGAATTAGCAAGAACATTTGAGGGTACTCTCTCAATGATTGGCGATAAAATATTTAATTTTAAAAGAGTATTATTAGAAGCTGGTTTCTTTGAAGAACTTAAAAATCAATTTGGTCAATTAGATATTTTTTTAGAGAACAATGCAAAAGAAATAGAAAGAATGGCTACAGCACTTGGTAAAAATCTTGCTATAGCATTAGTAGGCGTAGTTGATATTGGTAAAAAATTAATTCCATTCTTTAAAGAAGTTTTTGAATTTTTAAAAGGAATTAAAGATACATTTTTGGCTTTACCAGAAATTATACAACAAATAGGTGTTATAGGTGCAGTTCTTTTAGGTAAAAAAGGTTTTGTTGGTTTAGCAGTTATTTTAGCGGCTATTAAAAAAGCAGAAGATTTCGGAAAAAAATTTGGAGATAAAGGTGTAAGTGTTAAGTTACTTCCTTTTGAACATGAACTATCTGGTAATGAACAGATAGCAGAAAGAAATAGATTAATTTATGAAACAGCACAAGCAATAGAAAAAGTTAAATTAAAAGAAGCTGAAGCATATGAGGAATTTTTAAAAACTCAACAACCAATACATGACATAGCACATGATATGTCTATTGTTATTCCTAGTGCTACAGAAAAAACTTTAAATAAATTTAAAGAACTTAATGCTCAACCAATGAAAGCTATTGAAGATAAAATGAAAAATATTAAACACATTTTAATTGAAGAAGTAGTTGGCAAAGGAATTACATCTATGTCTCAAGGTATAGCAAGAGCAGTTGTGTTTGGAGAAAAATTATCTGATACATTTAGAAATATGGCTCAAAACTTTTTAGCAAATATTATTAGTAAATTAATAGAAGTTATTGCAAGAAAAGGTGTTGAACTTGCTATAGAAAGAATGATTACTAATGAAAAGAAAAAACAAGCGGCTTTAAGTGGTGTTAGTGCTGGTGGTAGTTTCTTTAGTACAGTTACAAGTTTTTTAGGTTTTGCTAAAGGTGGTGCAGTAAGAAAAGGTCAGCCTGTAATTGTTGGAGAACAAGGTGCAGAAATGTTTATACCAAATCAAACAGGACAAATTACACAAGCCGCTAGAGGAACAAATGGTGGACAAACTACAGTTAATTTTAATATAAATACTTTAGATGCTTCTGGTTTTGATGAACTATTAATTAGAAACAGAGGAACTATTACATCAATAATTAATTCAGCAGTTAATGAAAGAGGGAGTAAAAACTTAATCTAATGTCAGGTGCTTTTCCAATATCTAATGCAAAGTTTGAATCTTTAGGAATAAAGTCTATTCAAAACACAATTTTATCTAAATCACAATCTGGTAAGAAACTTGCTAGACAAATAGATGGTCAAAGATTTGGATTTACTGCTAGAATTATCACAGCAAAAAGAAGTGATGTTTATGGCGAATTGATGGCGTTTATTATCAAACAAAGATCAGGCAAAGAAAACTTTACGATAATCCCACCTGAAGTAGAAGATGCTAGAGGTACTGCAAGTGGTACTCCTCATGGAACTGCATCTGCTGGTGCTACATCAATCACATTAGGTGGAACAGGAACAGGCACATTAAAAGCTGGAGATTTTATAAAATTTGCTAATCACGATAAAATATATATGGTCGTTGCAGATCAATCAGATATTTCTACAGGCTCTTTAACAATCGAGCCACCTTTAACTACAGCAGTTTCTTCATCAAATATACAATTTGATAATGTTCCATTCACAGTACACTTAACAAACGATATGCAAGAGTTCGGTGTTGTTGGTGCTGATAAAGATGGAAATGCTTTGTATCAATATGAGTTTGATGTAGAAGAAGCCCTTTAATGAAAAAATATAAAATTACACATAAAATTACTGCTGATTTTATTGCTGAAGTAATTGTCAATGAAGATGAAATTGATACTGAAATTAATGATCTTAAAGAATATAATAAACCTAATAGCAAATTTGAATATACTATGTTAAAAGGTACAGAAAGTGTAACCCAAACTAACTACGAATTATATGACGAGAAGCCTAACGACAGCAGTAAAGAACGAACTAGCAACAAATGATATTAAGCCTGTTCATCTTATTACTATTGGCTTCAGCACTCCTGTTAATATAACAGATTGCTCTTTTTCACTTACTTCATCAGTATCAGGCTCTAGTGTTACTTATAATGCTAGTGATTTTATACTAGGTATATCTAACCATACAGAAGAAACAGATATTACAAAATCTACAGTAAGTTTAAATTTATCAGGTGCAGATCAAACATTTATATCTACAGTTCTAAATGAAAATGTAGTTAATGATGATGTAACTATTTATAGAGGTTTTTTAGATAGTTCTAATGCTTTGATAGCTGACCCAATGATGCTTTACAAAGGAAAAATAGAAAGTTTTGACATACAAGAAACTGATAAAGAAAGCA